AACACTTCCTCTAGCCAAACATCGTAGCTAGCTGGGGAAATTCGATCACATGATCTAATCTCCTCTTCAATTGGGCTGTCTGCTCCAGGCCAACCCATTCCAAATCCGACAGGGCTCGATCGGGAGAGAACGGGCATGTCACAATGATCTTGCGGAATAGACATTGTACTTGACCTCCCTTCGTTTCCAACATCATAGGATATCGGTCGAAAAGAGCCAATATGTAGTTGAACGGCATCTCCTTGTTCGGCCTGAAATCGTCTATGATGGCTGTATCCTGGCCCATGTACCCACACCACCACTTCGTGTTTGACGCTTTCGCATAGGCTTCGGGATGTTGTTCCCAAGCCCATCGGGACTTCCCACTCCCAGTTGGTCCCCACAGCCAATAGATCTCTGTCTTCCAGGTTCTTTTTGGGGACAAAATAGTCTGGCGGGCCAAGAGGCCTCGGTGGTACTTCACGAACGTAACTCCAGCATCTCTCGCTACGTCCTGTAATGTGCCACCATTATCAATTAGATCAAGGGCATGTTGTATATCAGATCGACTACCTTGTCCCTTGGGTCTTTCTCCTCTTTCCCAAAAGAGTCCATTCTTGGAACAGTAAGTAATGTTCGTCTGAGCATTCGTGATAGCTGCTCCCACATGAGGTTTACACTTTAACCCATGATCCCAAAACCAGGTTGCGCAAGCTTTTTCACTTTTGGTTTGGCGGTTGTCAAACTCCAAGTATCCCTGCATATGAGGAGTACCGCATTCCTCTCCGACTTCAAAACCGTAACATACGTATTTGAACAAATTGAAATTGTTGTCAAACCACATCACGTCGTCAGTCGTGTAGTTGTTGATCGTAAAGGCAAATCTGTTTGTCCTTGGCATTTCAAAATAATGATTTTTTCAGAACAAAAAAATACCTTCTAGAACCTTCTAGAACAAAGACTGACATTACACGAGGAGGGGGGTACCCAGAGCGCGAGGGGCCCCCGAAAGGCCGGAGGCCGCGGGGACGCGGAGAACCCCCGACGAGAGTAATTTCAGTCGTGTATAAATTCTAAACACAACTAATAGTCTGACAGCAGCACGTTGGACGGGGGGTTTAGGAAAATTCCCTTGATAACTAGTGGTGAGTAGCGAAGCGCAGTATTACCTCACCACTTTAATGCATGAACTTAAATGCATTACTAGTCTTCATTATTTGAAGAATTCCGCAATGGCGTATAAGCGTTCATATAAGCGTAAGGCTAAGCGCACTTCACGCTACGGTAAGCGACGCCCTCTCAGAACTACGACAGTATCTCCGAGAGTTAAATTGTACGTCAAGAAGGCTTTAGCCCGGAACATAGAGAATAAAGCAAAGGATGTTGAATACACATCTAAAAATTTCTCTAGTATAATTGATGACACATCAATTGTCAACCTGTTGCCCAATATTCAACAAGGGACTACTGAGTCTACTCGTATTGGGAACAAAATTAAACCCAAGCGTCTCAGTCTACGAATGAGCATTACCTTGGCCCCTATATCAGGTCTCATCACTAATCCATCCCCCACGTATGTAGATATCTATATCTTCAAGACGAAGTATCAAAATAACTGGGATGGTGCTATATCAGCCGCAGATATGAATGAGTTTCTACAGAATGACTCTTCATCACAACAGTATACAGGAGCTGTGTTGGATGGTATGCGTCCTCTAAATACGGATGTGTTCAAGCAATGTATTCACAAGCGAATCATGCTCTACAATGCCGGTAGTGCTGTGGCTCACTACGGTGCTACTGCTTCCATCAATCCCAACCGCATGCTCACATTTAATCTAACTGGATTCATCAAAAAGCACTGGACCTTTGATGACAATGTAGCTCAATGCACCAACGATAATCTCTATATGGTTGTAGGTACAACCCAAACAGATGGTGCCAGTACGTTAACCTATACTACTGGTAACTATCAAGCATTAGTTAATATGTCATATGAAGATGCTTAATTAAATTAAATCTTTTAACACTTCCTCTAGCCAAACATCGTAGCTAGCTGGGGAAATTCGATCACATGATCTAATCTCCTCTTCAATTGGGCTGTCTGCTCCAGGCCAACCCATTCCAAATCCGACAGGGCTCGATC